TAACCACCAAGTTGGCTGCTGCTGCTGGTTCTGCTGTAACTGGTGGAACTGGTGTTGCTGGTGCATTCACCTATGAGAACCTGATTGATCTTGTTTACTCGATTGATGGATCAGCCCGTCTGCTTCCTTCAACCGGCTTCATGATGGCTAAGTCTGGTCTTGCAGTTGCTCGCAAGCTCAAGGATGGCAACGGTTCATACATCTGGACTGACTCTGCTGTCCCTGGTCAGGCTGCAACTCTTCTTGGTTACTCGGTTTATGAGAACCCAGGTGTTGCTGCTGTTGCGACTGGCGCAAAGTCTGTTCTATTCGGTGCGCTTGACTCATTCAAGGTTCGTGTCGCTGGCGGTGTCCGCGTAGACCAGTCTGCTGACTATGCATTCGCTAATGATGTTGTGACCTACCGCGGTCTAACTCGCCTAGATGGTGGACTGACTCACTCAGCTCACATTCAGTATTTCAAGGGCGCTAGTTCATAGCCTTTGATTTAAAACCGGAAAGCCCCTGTTGCTCGTGCGTAGGCGAGTGGCAGGGGTTTTCCCATGCGCGCTCTCTTTACTCGCCATTGCATTATGGTCAGGGCGCTTTTAGAGCTGTTGCATGACTTACAGGCTGGCACAAGATTACCGATGCCATCTACTCCACCCAGCTCAATTGGAATGACATGATCAATAGTTGATTTGCTCACCTTTGCACAATAAAAGCAAGGGCTAGAAATCAACTTTTGCACTTCTTTCAATGTAATGAGATATGTGCCATTTAGTTTCATCTTGGCTCGCCTAGCTCTTGAGTATGCAGCATTGCGCTCTCTATGCTTGTGAGCATTATTGCGCTGGTAACTTGCATGAAGTTCGCGGTTAGCTTCAATCCACCGCGCGGCATATGCGATGCGCTCTTCTCGCTTATTAAGATATTGCTTGCGATTGGTTGCTTGCACTGCTTCTTGATTTTCTGCCCTGTAAATGCGATTCTTTAGATTCTTGCGCTCGCGCTGTTCAGGTGTCATATTGCGCTTCATAGCATTGGCGCAATCTCGACAAGCTGAGTTCAATCCACTAGGTGTAGATGCTTTTTTATTAAAGGCTGTAAATGGCAAGATTTGCTTACAGCGAGAACAGCGCTTAGACTCAGTCATATCAAACTCCTTATTAGTTTGGTCATGCCCCTGGATGTTTCCGCATCGCAGGGGTTTTTTGCTACTATAAGACTACTACGAAAGGGAACAAATGGCGAAGCCTAAAATCGAAGGCCTTTTTTCAATCTACTCAAACAGTCCAGGAGAGGCAACCGGCTATGGGCAACAGGCTGGTTATCTTGTTGATCGGCTGAAGCGCGATGGCGCGAAGGTCGCAGCTCTATCCAACTATGGGCTTGAGGGTTCGCTCTCTACCTATCAGACTAAGTTTGGTAGCATCCCTCACTATCCGCGAGGCTCTGAGGGTTACAGCAATGATGTCGGCCCTATGCACCATGCTCACTTCAAGACCCAGCACCCTAACCTACCTGATGCGCTGATTGGTCTTTATGACTGCTGGGTTATTCAGGGCAAGAACTGGGATAAGTTGAACATCGGCTGGTGGACTCCGCTTGACCATATGACTATGCCACCGAAGGTTGAGGAGTTTCTTCGCAAGCCTAATGTCACCCCTATTGCTATGGCCCCGAATGGTGTGCGCCAGATGGAGGCTAAGGGCATCGCTTGTGAGTATGTGCCTCATGGCATTGATACTAAGGTTTACAAGCCAACTGCGACTATTGAGGGGCAACCTGCTCGCACCTATATGGGGCTGACTGATGAGTTTGTTGTTGGTATGGTTTCGGCTAATAAGGCTTCGGGTTTGATTCACCGCAAGGCTTTCAGCGAGAACCTGCTGGCTTTCAGTATTTTCCGCAAGCGCCACCCTGATGCTGTGCTTTATATGCACACTGATCCGATTGGTTCGCAGGGTGGTTGGCAGTTGATTCCTATGCTTCAGGCTTTTGATATTCCTAAAGAGGCTGTGATGTTTCCGCCTTTTGTGGATTACCGCTATGGCATGAGCCAGCAAACTCTTGCTGGTTTTTATAGCTCTATGGATGTCTTGTTGGCTTCTTCTTATGGTGAGGGTTTTGGTATCCCGACCATTGAGGCTCAGGCTTGTGGCACTCGGGTGATTGGTTCTTCTTGGGGTGCAACCCCTGACCTGCTCGCTGAGGATTCTTGGATGGTTGAGGGGCAGCCTATGTGGGATGCTGGGCAAAATGCTATCTGGCAGATGCCTTTGGTCAATTCGATTGTCAATGCGCTTGAAGAGGCTTATCAAGCCGAGCGAGGCACTAGCCAGGTTGCGGTTGATTTCGCTAAACAGTTCGATGTCGAAACTGTTTGGCAGAAGCACTGGTTGCCGGTCATCGGTCGCTTGCTAAACAAATGATTCCTGTTCTCGGCTTCTGCACTCTGAAGCGGTTTGACCTTGCTGACCGCTTGCTTGCTTCGATTGATTACCCTGTCGAGCATCTGGTCATCATTGACAACTCGGGGCTTGGCTCAGTCGGTTACACCCCTAAAAAGCCCGATTCTGTTAAACACCTGTGGACTCTCAGGATGCCCTTTGGACTGGGTTTGGTTGGTGCTTGGAATCTGATTATCAAAGCAACCCCATATGCCCCCTACTGGCTTCTGGTGAATGATGATGCCTATTTTGAGGCTGGTGCTTTGGAGAAGATTGCCGCCGAGGTGGACACTCAGGCTCTGAACTTCCTGAAGATCAACACAGCCTGGTCTGCGGTTGTTTTCGGTGAGGGCATGGTGGACAAGGTTGGGCTTTATGATGAGCGCTTTTATCCGCTCTACTATGATGACAATGACCTAGAGCGCCGAGTGCGCCACCATGGTGTGCCTATCAAGACTATTGAGGCCGTAGTTCATCATGAGAACTCTAGTACATTGAATAGTGGTTACCAGGTTGCTAATTCCCGCAGCTTTGGTGCTAACCAAAATTTATTTATTCAAAAAGAGCATGACGGTGATTACACTCAGGGTGAGTGGTCGTTGAAGACTAGAAGGGCAAACCGATGGGATTGAAAGTTTATACAGGAGGCACTTTTGACTTGTTTCATGCAGGCCATGTAAAGTTCCTAGAGCAATGTGCTCGCTTTGGTAATGTTTATGTATCGCTAAATACTGACGAATTCATAAAAAAGTACAAAGGCACAGCCCCTGTAATGACTTTTGATGAGCGTAAAAATGTTCTTTTATCTTGCAAATGGGTTCACGATGTATTGCCTAATTATCACGGTGCGGATAGTAAAACATCTATTATTTGCGTTGATCCTGACATGATTATTATTGGTTCGGACTGGGCTAGACGCGACTATTACAGCCAGATGGGGTTTGACCAGGATTGGTTAGACAGCAGAGGAATCACCCTCGCTTACATTCCTTACACTGAAGGCATTAGCACCACTGACATTAAGGCTCGACTCTCTAAGCGGTAGAATAGTTAAGTAGACTTCCGAAAGGCCTCAAATGGCAACTAATGGCTATTGCACTCTTGCAGAACTAAAAAGCGCACTTCACATCATTGATTCAATCGATGACACGATGCTGGAGAACGTTATTAACTCTGCTAGTGACTTCATTAACGCTTACACTAACCGTGATTTTCACAACGGTGGCACTGCTGTTCGCTATTTCGAAGCGGATGACAACTACAACGTTGTGATTGATGATTTGCAGTCAATTTCTGAGTTGGCTACGTCAACGCAGGCTGACATGGTGTTCGATACTGTTTGGTCGGCTAGTGAATACCAGTTGACTCCTGTTAATGGTCGCGTAAACGGGCTTACCACGCCTTACACGGGCATTAAAGCCGTTAGTCGCTTCTACTTCCCGTACTGGCAGAACTTGACCCTTGTGCGCGTCACAGGCGTGTGGGGTTGGCCTTCAGTTCCTGCAAACGTCAAGCAGGCTTGTATCCTTCAAGCAGCTCGTATCTTCAAGCGCAACGATTCACCTCTAGGTGTTGCAGGTTTTGGCGACATGGGTGTCATGCGTGTCTCTAGCCGTATCGACCCTGACGTGGCACAGTTGCTTGACTCGTACCGCACCATGAGAAACTTCGCATAATGGCAAGCATTACCGAACTTCGTCAAGGCATTGCTAGTAATCTTGCCCGCATCCCTGGGCTTCGCACCGCATACTACGCACCAGACTTAATCAATCCACCTGTTGCCATTGTTGAACCTGACGGAACCCCAGTCACTTTTGACATTGCAATGAACCGTGGACTTGATCAGTTC